CTTTCAACAGGAGATTGATGGAGGAGGCAGTGATCCATGCATCAAAGGTCGCCGCGTTACAAACACTACCCGTTTTCATGGAGAAAGACGACCGGCACTATCACGTGTCCTGCACATGTCCGCTGAACGCACTAGTCGCAGTTCAGGGACGTGTCTCGAAACCGGTTTGTACCATCCATCAACCCGTCATGAACATGTTTAAATCCACGATGAAGCGACTACTTGAAAACATGCTTATCGAGTATGGATTCGCTGAGCCAAAGCCAATCCAGTAGATCGCGACGGAGTATATTGCTACCATGAAGCAATACACGAGGGAGGAAAGGGACCGGAAAATCGCTGACATAAACAAGCTTTGCGCAGACGGGTCACTTACGCTCACCTCCATCCAGAATGTAGTGAGGATGTTTGTCAAGCAGGAGGTGCTCGCTAGCGAGCGAATGGTCGATCGTCCGATATGCGCACGAGAGGTGTTGCTACGCGACTTGTCCCACTGCATACTCCACTACACTCAAGATCAAGTTTACAAGCTCAAGACATTCGTCAAACACGCCAACAGTGTCCAACTTGCCCGCAGAATGAAGCGCGGCGCGGGAAAGGCGTGGTTCTGCTTCGAGACAGACTTCAGCAACTACGATAGTTCACAGTCCCGCGAAATCCAGGACATTGAGGCATACGCCATTGAGATAGCGACGCAATGCTGGGAGGCGCGCGCACTCTGGAAGTCCATCACCGAGACTGATCTTGACATACGTAACAGAGCATGGAGAGTCCTCGCTCTCTACTCCAGGTGCTCAGGAGAAAAGACCACATCTCTGTTCAATACCCTTGTAACTCACACGTTCAACCAGTTCTGCCTCGCTCTTCATCTCGCTAACGATAACGCCTACTCGCAAGACTTCCAGAAACTCTGTGCGAGGATATCCACGGGCGAAGACCTTTCACGGGAGATGAACGGCGATTCCTCGTATTCATGTGTTGAAGGTGACGACACTCTCGTCCGAGTCAACACGGACATCCAATCCTCGATCGAGGACATGGCTGACATGCTTGGGTTCGAAGTCACTGTCGTCAAACGGGAGAACGAAGATGGCGAGACATTCTGCAAGTTTGTTGTCTCTGCAACGTCTGACGGATTCCACTGCGAGCGTCCACTCGGGTCGAATTTCTTCAAGCACGGGTTCACCACCAAGCAGGGACTCAAGGCAGGTTCTAAGCGTGAGTCCATTCTCGTTCAGTCCAAAATCCTAACCATGTTGTCCGAATATCCCAGTGTCAGCGGCTTGAAGGATTACGCCCGTGCTGTGTTTGGAACTCTCAGGCAGAAGGATATCAAGATCGACCTCGACAAGCTGATCATCACGAAGAGGCGTGACTACCGAAGCACGCTCCACAAGATGGGGTATGACATTACTG